CGTCGATGCGTGCGGTGAGTGGCCGTTCCAGGCCGATGACGCCCAGCAGGGGTTGGTTGGAGCTGCTCCACCAGTAGCCGTGGTCGTTGTCGACTTTGGCGCGCAGGCCGGCGGCGCGGATCGACAAGGGTTGCAGGCGCTCGCCGTTGGTGGCGGCGTCGTACACCTTGACGTGTGGGTAGCACAGGCGGACCCGGTCGCTGCTGGTGTTGAAGTTGATGGCGCCGGACGGCCCACGCCCAGCCAGCACTTGTTGCACGGTGGCGCCGATGGGGGCATCGACGTAGGCCACGCCACCGACTTGACCGGCCGAGATGGCCAGGTCGGCCGTGACGGCCTTTAAGGTGCTGAAGCCTGGTGCGATGAAGATTTTGGGGAAGAAACCCAGCTGGTTGTAGCTGTCTTGAAAGGCCTTCAAACCGGTGCGCCGCCCCGCGAGGGTGATGCCGCCGATGATGTCGGCCGGGGTGACTTGGCTGGGGTCGGCGTGGGTGTAGTCGGCCTTGATCTGGGCGTTGGCGACGATGCTGCCGGTGGCCAGGCGCCTGATCTGGCCGGTGAGCATGTTGACGGTGTAGTCGGTGCCTAGCCCGTGGGTGACTGACCCGTCGGCGGACTTTAGTTGCAGGGTTTGCAGCGCGCCGTGCGCCAGCTGCAACAGGTCGTTGTCGGCGAACTGTTGGGGTTGGTCGGTGACCTTGGCGTTGTGGATGGCTGGGTCGAGCACGTTGACGACCAGCACGGTACCGGCGCCGAAGTCGTAGATGCCTTGCAGCGCTTCGGGGATGCTGAAGCCGCTTTGGTGCGCGCCGAACTGGGCGGCGTGGGTGTCGTTCAGGCACAAGGTGAGTTCATTGACGGGCCCGACCGGCGCGGTGCCGACCAGGGCGATGACCGCCGATTTGACTACCCGAACAGGACGAGGCCCACGCTCGACTTCGGTGGTTTCTATGCCGTGTAGATAGTTGGCTGGCATGGGCGTTTATTCCTTCTCTGGTTTTAGAGACGCGACAGCAGTTTTGTTGGCCGGCTTTGTGTGGGCCGGTAGCGGTGTCAGGTGTTTGAGCGCTAGCAGCACGACGGTGTATTCGTGATCGGCCGGCAGCTCGACTGGCTTGCCTGGCAGCAGCTGAACGTCGAATGGCTCGGCGGTATCGCCCACGTGCAGGGAGGCGGCACTTTGCGGGCCGGTGTAGCGATAACGGGTCAGGTTCATGGGTGGTCCTCGAATGCAGCGTGTTTGAGCAGCGGCCCGTGTTCGGGAGGCATGAATTGCAGTTGCGTGGCGCGGGTGGCGAAGTCCTGGGTGTACTGCCAGACGCCGTTTTGGTGGCCGATGAACTGCTCGGACAGAGGGCGGCAGGCCTGATCAGCGTTTGGCGGATACCACCCCGTGAGGCTGGCGCGGATGCGGTCGAGGTAGCTGATTACACCGGCGGTGCCGTTGAGCTGGCGAAAGATCAGCGTGAGGCGCAACACCACGTTGCGCGCTTGAAAGGTCGCATCGGTGCTCTCCGAGACGCCAAAGGTGGACTTGCCGTAGGCGAGCAAGACGGCCCCGCGCGGGTGGTTGAGGCGGTACTGCAGCGGGTTTTCGGGGAACAGCTCGACCATCAGTTCGTGGCCGACGTCGTGCTGCAGTTTTGCGAGCACGGCGTCCATCAGTTGCTCGGTTTGGGTTTTAGGCATCACCTGGGTCATCAGTAGCGTTCCCACGTGTCGGCGCTGAATTGTTGAGAGCGTGAGCGCACGCGGATCTCGCCCGGTTCTGGCGCGGCGTGGCCGGTGGGCAGGCCTAAAGTGACAACGCCGTCGCGGATGTTTTCCAGCAGTTTGAGGGTGTCTTTGCGGCTGTCTTTTACGGCGTCGGGCAATGCGCCTTCGGGGCGGCGCTGGTACAGCCAGTGCCGCGCCAGGTAGACCACGGCATCACGCAACATGGTGGGCACCGGGTCGAGTGGCAGGTGGTAGCGCCCGCGCAGGTAGCCGTCGACCAGTTCTTGGGCGTGGCGCACGCCGTCGTCGATGACGCTTTCGTTGGGCTGCGTGGCGGCCGGGTCGTCGTTGGAGAGCTGAATGAGCGTCATCTGCGGGATGGCGTGGCCGAGGTCGGCGCGGGTGCAGTAGCGCATGGGTCAACCCGCCTTCAGCTCGACCAGGGCTTCGGGGAACAAGCACATGGCCAACGGGTTGGCCTGGGCTTCGAGGTCCCAGCCTTTGCCCATCTTGCGCGGCTCGGCCTTGCTGTAGAACGGCTGGCCCAGGGTGTTGACGGTTTCGTTGTAGTTGGCCGGGGCGTTGAACAGGCGGAACACGCCGCGGGCCATGGGAAAGACCTGGGCGATGTCGGCCGGGATGAAGCGCTGGCCACTGACGGTGACGTCGTATTCGATGAACTCGATGCCGCCGAAGGTGAAGCCGGTGCGCATGTCGCCGCCGAGGCGGTCTTGGGCTTCCTGGTAGTTGGCGAACGCGGCTTTGACTTTCTCGTGATCGATGAAGGCGTCGAACCAGTCCGGCCCGCACAGTGCGCGGAAGCCGGTGACCATGACGCCGCCGAGCTTGGATTCGGAATGGCGTTTGGCGTCGAGGCAGGCTTTGCGCACGTTGGTGCCCGCGGCGCTGAGGGCGACGGTCATTTTCTTTTGGCTGACTTCAAACTCTTTATAGAGGTCGAACATGGTCTCGCCGTCGGCGTCGAACAATTTGCCGCGCAAGGCGCCGACACGCTGAAACTCGCGGGTGGCTTCGATGCTGTTTTTGAGGTCTTGCAGGTGGTCGTTGATGACGGTGGCGATGGGCGTGGTGGCGCTCTCTTGGCCGAAGGCGGCGATGCCTTGCAACTGGCTGGGCAGCAGCGGCCGGTTGATGGGCAGGTGCAGGGTTTCGAAGGTGCGGCGTTTGCGTTTGTTGCCTTTGATGGGCGCCGGGTCGTCGTTGCGCGAGGTGTTGGGCACGAGCACCAGGCGGCCTTCGCGTTCGTCGATGATGACGGTGGTGCTGGTGACGCCTTTTTCGTCGAACAGCCCCATGGCGCCGACCTTGCCGGGCATGACCGGGAGTTTGTTCACGGCGGCGGTGAGGTTGGCGACGCTGAACAGGTCTTGCAGGTTCATGGTGGGCTCCGGATTAGAGGGTGGCGCGGGCAACGATGCCCAAGGTGTTGAGTTCGTCGAGGGCGGTGGTTTTTTGGGGCTCGGTGATACCGGGCGGCCAGGTGAGTTCGTCCAGCGCGAGGACGGCGCCGCGGGCGATGACGATGCCGGGTTGGTCGCCTGCGGTGGCGTCGATGGGTTCGGCCAGTACGGCGGCGGCTTTCTTGGCGGCGCCGGTGCCTGCCGGATCGAGCCGTTGGTATTTGCCGGCGACTTTGGCCAGCACTTGCCCTAGCGGGTAGTCGGTGCCGGCCAGCAGCGTGGCTTTGGATCGGGTCCAGCCGGGGCTGACTTCGACCAGCAGCAAGTCGCCCAGGTCTTTGGGTTGGGTGAAGGTGGCCATGGGGTTTCCTATCGTTGGGCGCGGGCTTCGGCGTCGGCGAGTAAGGGGTTGGTGGCGGGTTTGGTGGTGTCGTCAGCGCGGGATTTGGTGGCGACTTCGGCGAAGCTGATGCCGCCGGCCAGGTCTTTGAAGAGGGCTTTGAGGCCTTCGCTTAAGGGTTGGCGGGCGTCGGTTTCGCCGAATTCCAGCGGTGTTGCGCCGGACTGGGCGGCGTCGAGGGCCGCAATGACGACGGGCACGTGCAGTGGCTTCATGCCGGCGGCGACCAGTTGTTCGGCGTAGGCGACGCTGGCGGTGTGGATGGTCTGTTGGGCGGCGGCTCGGGCGGCTTGGTCGCGCTGGGCGAGTTCGGTTTTTAGGCGTTGGTTTTCCGCTTGGAGTGCGGTGGTGTGTGGGTCTGTGGCGGGGGCTGCTGAGGCGGTCGGTGCTTGCTGCACCACTTCACTGAACTGGATAACGCCGGGCTCGCCTTCGGCCAGTTCGATGGGGCGTAGGCCTTTGACCGCTGGCGGTTGGGCACCGAGGAAGCCGACGTGGCGCAGGTAGTAAACGCCGGGCACCGGGTTGTTGGGCGCGGTTGGGTGGTAGAAGGAGGCGGAGATTTTTTTGTAGCTGCCCTTGGCGATTTGTTCGGCGAAGGATGCGTCGATTTGTTGGGGCTCGGCGATGAGGCCTTGGGCGGTGGCGGACAGAGATTTGACCCAGCCGGCCGCGGGTGCGTCGTGTTGGGGGTGGCCGATGACGAGTGGGGCTTCGTGGAGGGTTGGGTTGTAGGCGGCGACGGTGGCGGCCAGGTCGGTGTCGGTAAAGTTGAGGGTGGTGCCGCATTGGGCAGTGTGGGTGCCGGGTTTGAAGATGTGGAGTGGATTCATGGGGGTGCGCTTTGGTGGATATGGTGCGCACAGCTTGGACTGGTGTTTGTGGCGGGGCTTTTAATCGGGTTTAGGGAGGTTGTGGCAGCGAGCAATCGCCCGGGCTTCTAATTGCCTAGCAAAAGAAAGGAGTGGCTTCTATCGAGGCCACTCCTGAGCGGCTAGGTTCTTGGTCAAACGCTATGGTTTACCGGTGCGAATTCCGCCCTGACGAAGTATGTTTTTTCTTCTGCCCCGAGATTCGAAATACCTGCCTGCGCGCCGACCTCAACTAGTTTTGCCTTGACCGACAGTTCCAGGTTTTTGTCCGTGGAAAATGACGTGTTTTCTTTAATTTCCAGAGAGGCTGTCAGGCAGCCGCCGACTTCGCGGGCAAACACTACGGCTTTCCAGGAGGGCTCATAGGAGAGCCAAAAGAAGTTTTCACGTTCGACTTTGCTGTCGGCTTTCCAAGGCCTGCCGGTTAGTGAGAATTCACGGGTATCTAATGTGTCGGTGTCGCGTTCGGTCTTACCTGTGTAACTGACGTCGCCACCACCCATAGGGCCGACTTGAACCGATGCTTCAGCAGTGACGGTGCTGCGGGTTTTATCGGAAGCTTTTTTAGTGATGCTGATTTTGGTGGCCCCGAGGTGAACCAATAGCTTGATCAGTTCCGACTCGCGCTCTTCCAGAAGGATGGCATCGTAGCTATCGCTTGGGATGTAGAGACTCCCGTTATCCGGATTCGGGTAGTCGGTCAGCGGGTGTTTCCGATAAGTCTTGCCAACGACAGGATGGCCCGGCTGGAAGCGGTAGCCTGCGGCCTTAGCTTGGCTGCGGGACAATGAGTGTTGTTGTACATACGCGGCGAGTAAACGTGCCTCTTCTAGCTTCGCTGCTTCTATCTCTTCGCTTTTTGCGCTGCGCTCCTTTGTGAGCGAAGGCAGCAAACTCGGAACACTAATCAATGCGGAGGCCATCAAGGCGGCTGGCAGTAACGGGCCGACGAGTAACCTCGCACCGGTTGCAAATGCTGCTGCGCCTGTAACACCGGCGAGAGCCGCGCCACCCGTTATGCCACCGATGTTGCCGTCACGACCAGGCATTGTGAAATTTACTGAGGAGCTGGTGCCACTGCCCTGGG